TCAGATATAGAGACAGAATCATCTTTAGATATCCAGTCACCATACCCTCTTTCTTTTTCAGCAATTACTTTGTTATCATCTGATAAGACTCTATTACCTTCTAATCTCATTTCTTAGCTTTCCTTTTAGCCATACCACCCCTAGACTTACCAGTTATTTTTTCTTTTAATTTCCTGAGTCCTTTAGCTCTTAAACCTCCTGGTGGATTTTTTCCTTTATCTATTTTATCTTCAACATCAGACTTTGGTTTAGAACCTATGAGAACCTCAACTTTTACACTACCGCTTGAAGGTCTTGTTTTTGGGAAAGGAGATGATCTAAGAGGTTTTTTCTTAGGTTTAATTTCTTTAATAGGTTTTTTAAGATCTTCTGCATATACAGCAGCCATCACTTTGCCATCTTTGTTTGTGTAGTAAAGTGATCCTGCTTTCTTGGCTGCGGCAATACTTTTATATTTACCTGCGTTCTTTTTTGCTTCTTTAACAGTTAAACCTTTTTCTTTTAGTTTACTATTTAAATATTTACGTAATGATACAGCCATTGTTATTTACCTTTCTTAGCCATGCCACCGTAAAACATTCCTGTCTTACGCATGTCAGATATTTTACCACC